TTTTTCTTTTTTGTTCTTGCGAAAGCCAATCAGATGAAATAACAGCGTCAGCCTTGCAGTTTAAACGGGTTTTTGACTTATAACGCTTGTCATCCTGCACATCTTCTAGCGGACGAACGATTCGTTGGGCAATCCAACGGGCATCGTCCATGCACGTTGCTTCAGGATCAACAAACATGTCAAAAGGGCTGACACGTTCCAAAGTTGGGCGATCTTCAAGAATAATAGTTTTAGTTTCAGAAGCGTTAGCAGCAATTTCTTCTTCTGTTGGCAAATCTGCTGCCAGATCAGGGTTTTCTCCTGCAAAAGAGTCTACTTGTGAACCCAATTCCATCAATTGAGTCTTTTTTTCGTCTTCTTCTAAAGAAACGTCTTCTTCTTCAAACTTGTATCCAACCTTAATCCAGCCATGACCAAAAGTAAGGAAGTCTTTGGCAGCACGACGGAAAGGAGAACGGAAATCGTAGTGTTTCCACCAATAATTAACGACTGCTTCCGCAATTACAGCCCGATCTTCATCTTCTGCCTTGTTTGCAAGGACTTCAATCTTCGGATGATTGACTGTAAGCGCAGGAAAAATGACGTTAATAGTTGAAAATGCCATGTTAATGGCAATTCGGTCTTCATCCTGCATGCCCGTAGGAAAATGCTTGCCCGTATACAGGTCAAGAAGTCGATGCCATGTCGCATCGTAACCCTTTTCTTCACGAAACCGTTTAGCATGCTTTAAACGATTTTTGTAACGTGTCAAATGTTCTGCTTTAGTAAGTTTTGCCATTTAACTCAACACCGTTCTGGTTCGTAGCCGTTTGCGCGCGCAGTAGTAATCGTATTGTTAATACGTTCACGCAAGGTGGGTCCGTTCCAATGTTCGTGATCGGGAAGCGCAAGCCCAGGGATGCCGTCTTCACGCCAATACTTCATCTTGCAGGCGAAACACGGGTGTGGTTGAGCAATGCACATCCCGTAGGAGTGCTTTGACACTAAATCCCTTGCGCTCCACCTGGACGTGCAGCCTTCGGCGGTTCGCCAGGAGCAGAACCCATATCTGAGCCGTAACCGCTAGGAGAAGCAACCTTGGGAAGATCGGTAGTGACCTTAACGCTGCCAAAACCCTGGTTTCCACCATCCTGAACATCATTCATCATAAATGACGGTGCATTGCCGTGATAGCACTTGGGCGTTTCGCCAGCGCCAACAGAATTGTATGAACCCTTAGCCATTTTTACTCCAAAATCGTCGGACAGTCCTAATGATAATAATAAAGTGTCCCGTTTAACTGGTTCGAGAGGAATGAGCCCCAATGTTCCAAGAATTTTCAGGTTCTAAAAGATTTTCAGATTTTAGATTTGCCCACCAGTTTATAGTCCAATAATCGGTAGTTTCTTCCTTGTATTCGGGAGCAAAAGCAAACCCAAGCATTTGGTTGCCAACCGCTAAAGCCATAACACGGTCGTCGTATGGGGAACCACCCATGGCTCCACGCTCGTCACGCACATAAGTACGCATTTCACCTAAAGCGCCAGCGCAGTACACAACCAACGATTCGTCACGAACAGATTTAGCCAATTCATCAATCATCAACGGTTTAGTGGACTTGTTGGTATGCCAACCATACTCAGTCATCGGAGTATTTCCCTTGGTGGAGTTGACTCTGCGGCGACGAAAAATGCGTTTATACCCCATGCGGCGTAAAGCCGTAATAGTTGTTAAACCGTGGTTGTTGGATTCAATACCGACCAAAGCGGTGTTATACCAGATTGCTAGTTTAAAGATTTCTTCACCAAACAAGTCGGCAGGGGTGTGACCATGCCAACATGCCACAACTTCACCAGAACCAACTTCAATAACGTAAGCGCAACTAAAGTCACCCCAATCTAGACCTTCAGCAACGTCAGCACCCAAAACATAAGACTTTTGGTTATCGGGCATTTCCCAAACAAACACAGGATCTAACGCCGTTTTGCTGTCGTTTCTGATCCATTCAAAATCACGAGAATGGGATCTAGTTACAAGAGTGCCAACCATTGGTTCTTTAGGATGAATCTTTTTGACAAGATCGTCAACGTCAAAGACTGTGCGGCCAGATTTGATAAACGCTTCTTCAGCGCTGGAAGGATATTCTTGGGCCAACTGCCAACTGGTCATTGACCGTTTTTTGGTTTCATACCAATCTAAATCACGGTCTTGGTTGGCAGACCACGGATAGAACATTGGTGAGAACTGATTGGTCCTGGTTTCGGCCCCAACCCACATTTGATGAAAGAAATTTCCAGAACCATTAGCAGTACTAAGGCCAATGATGCGTCCACCAACGTCAGCAACAGGCTCAATGGAAGCCCACGCTTCTTCAGGGTTCGGCAGGAACGCCCACTCATCTACCACAATCAATGTGGCGGACTCGCCACGGGCAGGATCAGAAGCACTAGGCATTGATGTGATTAGGGAACCGTTATCAAACACCATTTTTTGTTGATGCTCAACAACAGACTTAGGTCCTCGTTCTAAAATCCACTTAGGAAGATTGCGATACCCATATTTAGTTTTTTTGAGAAGCAGCACAGCCTCGCGTTCGGTACGGGAGATGTCAATAATGTTTTGATCGGGATGAAAGAACGCCAACCAGAACTGATGTGCAGCCACCAAAGTGGTCCAACCGATCTGACGTGCCTTTAGGGTCAGGCTGTATCGCTGACGTTCCCATTCCTTTAACGCTTCAGACTGTGCATCTCGCAAATGGAAGATTACACGACCATCTTTAGGGTTTTGAATAAACCAATAGTTTTCTAGAAAGTATTTTTCGTCTTTAACACATTTACGCCATTCTAGTTCACGTTTAAGTTCTAGTAGGCGGTCACGAGTGGACATTGTTTCTCCATTTAAAAAGATTGTATCCGTTCACAGACCACCATAACGGGGGCATCATCATTGCCCCCCAATTCTGTGAAACTAGCGAAAAAACAAACCAAGGGATGGAATGTAGCATGACTACACCCCATCCCCACCATCGGTTCATTCCCACAATGTATTGACCCCACAGGCCAATAATCTCAAAGACTAGCAGTACTAGCCACCATGATTGTTCAGACAAAATTACTTGCCTTTACGGCCACCAATTTTTCCAAAGTTGTCAAAAAACTTCTTGCCATCTTTGCTTGAAGCACTAAAAGAACCAGGCTTTCCAGTTTTACGATCAACCAAGCGGCTTTCATACTTGCCAGCGTCTTTACCACTCTCGGTTTTACGGACCTCAAGTCGATCTTCAGCGCCAATCAACTGATTTGTCTTAGTCGTGCGTTGAGGCCCCATACCCTTGCCACGATTATAAGAACTTGAACTGTAAGCCTTCTTCATCCTGGCTTTATGAGCCGCAGACTTAAGACTAGGGACACTTTCGTTTGCCATGATAAACTCCTACTTGCTGTTCTTCTTGAAGTAGTTCTTAGCGTAAGAACCAAGTACTTTCTTTGATGCATCACCTGTTACCGCTGATTGCTGACGTGACCTACGGGAAGGAGTCTTTGCATCGGCAGGACGATCTTTCCAGTTGCCGCCAATTATTGTTTCCGTACCCTTATTTCGGTCTTTTGCTTTTACTTCCGTCATAATGCCGCCATCCGAATACTTGCTTACGGCAGTAAGGGTTTTGCCCTTTTTAGTCATGGAGCGTCCAGTCGTAACAGCGTTCCCCCTTGCAGAAGAATTGTTCAGCGGACGCTTTGCGCCTGACATGGTTTTAGGTGTTGGACGAGTACTAGGCATAATTTAGATCCTAAGGTTAGGCCCCATTCATTGTGAGGCTATAAAAGATATATGGAACTGTCCCGTTACTTTTTCTTCGCAGCAAGACGCTTCGACATAGCCGCAGCCTTAGCACGAGCGTCAGCCTTAGACCTAGCACCCCACGCATACAACGACAACAACAAACGTGTCGGCTCACCATTAGGCTTACGCTCAGGACCAGGCATATTACCCATACGAGCCAAAAAACTAGCCCGACGTGGATTATCCCCAGACTTCACAGGAGCCTTCAAAGTGCCGCCAGTCTGCGCCTTGTAAGACGCACGACCCTTAGCGTTGAGACCACCCTTAGGGTTTTTGCCTTCCTTGCGTTGCCAAGCCGCAGAAGCCACTACTGGAACTCCTCAGTTAACTGTCGCAACTCTGCAAGCAAATCTTCATCCGACAAACCCTTAGTTTCAGCATCCTCAGAACGAATAATACGTTTCGGAGTGAAACGGTCAATGTACTGCAAATACAAACTAGCCGCCTTAGTGTCACCATTGACAGCAGCCGTATGCAAAGAATCAACAACCGACTGAACACGATCAACAGAAATGTTCTTTTCCTTAGCACGACTCTCCCACTCCTCATTGAAACGCTTATCACGCTTCCAACGCTTCGGAGTGTCAGAATGAATCTCATTTAATTCACACCAAGCATTTTTAGTAGCAGGATCCTTAGGATCAGACAACAACCAATCAAGAAAGTCTGATTGGATCTGAGGCATCTTCCAAGAGTTGGTTTGGTTATCCCAATCCCAACCCTTGCCACCTCCGTTACTACCCTTCCAAGATTGATTTTCCATACCCCTAGATGCAAGTGTCCCACCATCGGGTTGACGACAGGAACATTCAGTTCCTACTGTGCAGTACAGCCGTGTGTCAAATGTCACGCTTGTAAAAGCGGGACAATAAGAACATAAAGACAGAGACAGTAAAGTGAGCGAAGTGAGCGGCACCTGATGTGCCGCGAACGAAGCGAACGATGCCACAGAACAAGAAGCAGTACATCAGCCATGCTCCCTAGAAAGAACCCACCCTTCTAGCCGTGAGCATTTTTTATGCCCAAAAACAAGCCAACCAACCCGACCTGGGGCACCCGTGTCAATATATGTCACGCACAGGCCACCAACCAATTAATAATATAGCGCAACGGGGGGCCCCCCCCATCCCCCCTGCCGCCCCATGGGGTTGGCGGTGCCTCGCGTGTGTTGTCGCCTACAGTTCTACACACAACAACATGCAGGGTCCCCACGAGACGGCGGGCAGAACTGTGCAGGGTCTGGTACGGGACGGCTGGTGACTGAGGCAACGGCTCTTTGGCGGAGCAACCCGTTCGCGCATTATGCGTGATCGTATGTGTGTGCGTACATGCACGGCGGCTTTGCCGATGCTATGCTGGAATTAGCAACCGAGACCGACTCGGTGCTGAATCGAAGGAATCAATCATGTCAGGAATCACCAGCATTACCCTCGGCGGTGTCGAGGTTGTCACATCCGATCGCGATCTTGTGCTCAGCATGCTCGCCTCACTCACGCCGACCGCACCGCCGAAGGCCGTACAGTCGGCGGAACCGTCGAAACGGACCACCACAAAGTCGAAGCCTGCCGAGCCTCGCAAGTCTTCGGCACGCAAGTCGAAGACCACACAGGGGAAGACTCCTGCGAAGGAGATTCTGGCTTCGATCCGATCGGCTTACCGAAGCGGGGACTTTCCCACCGCACGTCGGCTTTGCCCTGCGGGGTGGGTCCAGATGTTCGGTGAGATTGACCGAGCCGAAGGCCGAGCCGCTTCTTCACAGGAGCCGAAGGCCGCAGGAAAGAAGAAGCCAGCACCGAAGGTGACCAAGTCGAAGACGACAACGGCGAAGCCGAAGACGACGAAGTCGGCAGCACCGAAGGTGAAGACCCCGAAGGGGAAGAAGCCGAAGGCTCAGCCGAAGACGGTTCCGACTGGCACCGAAGGTGAGGCTGTGGTTCGAGTCTCTCCGAAGGAGGTCCAAACCTTGTCGGATTGGAAGAACCTCTACGAGGCCAAAGTGAACGATGTCCTCGCAGGAGGCTCTGCCGATGAGGTGGCATTAGCCTACGCAGAACTGAGCACACTAATCGATGCTCTGGACACCGAAGCCTCCTACTTGGAGCCGACGGAGTCGGGCCGCTTGGTGGCGAAGGCTTGCTTCCTCGCAGACCAGCAAGTCCGCCTGATGGGCTTCGCCGCAGTCTGAGCCTCGCAGGATGGGGCGTGGGATCCTGTGCGATCCTGCGCTCCACCCCTGCATCCAATCACACACACACAGGAGAGAAACAATGACCCAAGAAACCCACGATTCCCTTGTGGCACAAGGCTTTGACCTCTGTGCTGCACATGGGGATTATGTCACACAGGATCAGATACGCACGCTGTCAGGATTCCCAATTTGTGCGTCATGTCTGCACGATGAGTTCACATCTAGGTACCACCATCACACACCCACAGGAGAGAACCAATGAATAACCCAATGTACAACGACAACTGGAAGTTGCTGCCTCAGGAAGTACAGGAAGCCGTCGCAGTTCTTTGCGACTTCGTCGAAGATCGTGCTTCATGGGCGGATGATGATCCTGATTACGACATGCAGGATTGGAAGATGCGTCGTGTCATGTTCATGTCCGAGCATTTGGATGCGTTCGTGGATTGGAACGCTGAACTGGTCCAAGTAACCGAAGGTTAGTAGGGCCGATTTGACAGCACCGAATCGGCTGTGGTAAGGTTGTTAGCAGTCGGCATCGACCGACACCGAAATTACACAAACACACAAACACAGGAGGCTCCAAGTGAGCATCGAAATCATCAACGCTAATTGCATCAGGATCGTGCAAGGCTTCATCTCCCTTCAGGAGATCAGCGATTGGCTCATGACTCACAGGATTCTTGGTGCAGGAGAGATCCTCAACGAAGCCAACGAAACCTGCGGTTCATGGGTACACAGCAACGGCTTGCCGTCAGTCCTCCTTGAGGAGGATTGATGGTAATCAACGGCTTGCACGTCCTGATCGGCACAGCGCTGTACATTGCTTTAGCAATTTGGGTTGTCCGTCACACACGGTAACCCTTCACGCACAGGAGAGAAACAATGAAACGCAACAAAACCTACAGGGGCACGGCTCCTGTACGACGTGATCCTGACGTTCTTTGGTCGGGGTCGCATTATGTCCACGGGAAGGATTGTGCAGATATCGATTGCCGTTTCTTTCAGATCGTTTACAACGATTCACACACACAGGGGGAATCGTGAGGGTTCATCGTGATGAGTTTGCTTTGCAAACAGACACATGGGATGCACAGGATAAATGCGGGCTGTGCATGATTGACAGGACCACGAAAACGTATGTGGTTCTGCCCAGCGTGTGCCGTAACTGCGACGATCTGCCGCAATGGAAGATCGACCTGCTTGAGCCGTAATCACCGTAGGTGTTGTAGTCGATTTGACAAGCACCGAGTCACCGTAGTATCGTTGTTGGCATCGGCAGTCGAACTGTCGGTGCCTCTCAATCACACAAACAAACATACACAGGAGAGAATACGATGACCGTAGTCGAAGAAGTGACGTGGACTTGTGTGCATTGCACACAGGATTTCACACATGAGGCTGAACAGCCGATGGCATCTTCATCGGGTGAAACTTGCGAGTCCTGTTACGAGGATTTGCGGTCCTGTAGTTGGTGCGACGTTACATTCCATGTCGATGACATGTCGTATGTCGATATCGGTGACTATTTCATGTGTCCCCAACATGCTCACATGATCCTGCAATGCAACGGCTGTTCGATAACGCTGACTAGCGATGATGACCACGGCGATGGTTGTGGCCTTGTGCTGTGTGATTCCTGTGCGGATTACTACTCATGCTGCGATTCGTGTGGTGATGTGGTTCACAACGATTACATGCACTATGTGGATCGTTCTGACGAGCACCATTGCGATGGTTGCTACGTCGAAAACGATTACGTTCACTCCTACGATTACACACCCGATTTCCGTGTGTTTGGCAGGAGCCGAGCGGGTCAGGAAACAGCGACCACCTTTGGTGTTGAGTTGGAAGTTGAGTATCGTGAGGCTGATTGGCAACAGGCCAACACACGCTTACAGGAATTGTGGACAGACAAGGACGTTACGTTCCTGAAGTCTGACGGTTCGCTGAGTAGCGGTGTTGAGGCTGTGTCGCATCCCATGACGTTGGCTTATGCCAAAGAAAACATCAACCGTGAGGCTTTAGCCTCTCTGAGTGAGTATGGTGTCCGATCATGGAAAACTTCCACTTGTGGAATCCACATCCACATCGGTCGTGACACATTCCTGAATCACTCACATCTTGCACGCTTTATGATCCTGTTCACTCGCAGCAAGGAACAGATCGTGAAGTTGGCGGGACGTGAAACGTCACAATGGGCCTCTTTCGAGTTGAATTACAACGAAAGTATGGTCAAGCAGGCGTTCGGCAAGCAGCATCCTGACACCCGCTACCGTGCAATCAACCTCACGAACCGTAATACGGTTGAGGTTCGAGTGTTCCGTGGCTCGCTGAACGGTGACACCATCATCGCTCACATGGAATTGCTTGCAGCAATGATCGAATACACAAGGGAACAACGCAACATCGTCGGAATGTCTGTGTCTTTGACATGGACCCAATTCCGTGGATGGTTGTTCCTCAATCGCCAGCAATATCCGCTGGCAAACACACGATGCACCGCTCGTGTAGACAGGAGAATCTGAAATGTGCCTATTAATCGCCATGAACGGCGGAGCCGACGTGACCGACAATCAATTAGAACGTGCAGCATGGAGTAACCCTGACGGGTTTGGCTGGGCGATACACACAGGAGAACATCTGATCCGATTCCGTTCGATGAATATCGACGACGCAATCACAGAGTGGCGGTTCGTCCGCAAGATGTATCCTGACCAAGCAGCGATTTGGCATCTTCGATGGGCCACACACGGCACCGTCGATGTGTCGAACTGCCATCCCTTCGAGGTTGGTCACGATGCACGGATGATGATTGCCCACAACGGGGTCCTGCCCATTGACGCAGAGAACGGACGTTCCGACACACGCATCTTGGCTGAAGATCGGCTGAGTCGAAACGCTGTTTGGGTCGATGACGAAGCCAAGATTGCGGAACTTGAGACTTGGCTGGGTGGCAACAAAGTTGCTATCCTGTCATCACATCCACGAACCAGCAAGGACCTGTACATCCTCAATGAGGATCAGGGTGATTGGGAAGGTGGTGTGTGGTTCTCGAATGACTCACACAAGCCAGCGAAACTCAAGACGGTTACGCTTCCTGTAAACGCAGGTATGGAAGTCGAATCGTTGGATGATGACATCCAAATCGTCACTTGTGACGTATGCCAAAACGAGTTTCTTCTTGACATGCAGGATGAACACGCAGATCACAACTGTCCTGATTGCCAATCGTGTTACTGGTGTGGTGCTGGATGGTGTATGTGTTACACCCCAGATGACACCATGTCGGACGAGATGGACCTAGACCATTTCATGTCGTAGTACCGTAGGTAGTTTCACCGATTTGACGCTGCCGATGTCAGGCTGTACAATGGTTTGGCATCGGCGGTGTTGCATCGCCAATCAATTACACAAACACACACAGGAGAAATCACATGACCGAAATCAGCATTAACGCACAGATTGACGTGGACGAAATTGCACAGGAAGTCGCTCCTTACATTTCACCTTCGGTGATTGCAAACGAAATAGATTTGCAGGACCTCGCAGGATGCTTGGATGTGGATGACATTGCACAGTACATAGATCAGTATGCGTTGGCAGAGTCCGTGGCTTACAGCCTTGACGTTGATGACATTGCAGAGCGGTTGGATTACCGTGAACTGGCAAAAAACCTTGATATTAACAGGCTTTCTGCGACTATTTTGGCTGCCGAGGAAGATGGTATTGCGTCATCTACACAGGACATGCAACCTTTGCTTGCTCGTATTGCACAGTTGGATGCCGATGTCGCCAACCTGAAAAACTCTATGAGTTTGATGATGAACGCTTTGCATACTGCAAGCGATCTGCTTGGCTTCAATCGCACAGCACCGAGTGTGATTTCATCACTACACAGCACGGAACCTTTCTAATCACACAAACACACAGGAGAAACAAATGATTACATCAAACACAGCAATTCACATTGGCCCTGACGACATTGTCGGGGCCAGCGTGATGGAAATTCGCGAGACTTTCGCTTTGAAGATTGGCTTGCCTTATTACCCGTCAGTCACATTGTTTATCAATAAACAACAGTTGTCCGACCTGTGCCGTGACATGGAAGTCATCTACATGGTGGAGGTTCAGGGAGCGAGTGAACAGGACGTGAGGATGTGACCAGATACACGCAACGGCTAATAGCCGACGCAGTATTGCTGGCAATCATCTTTTTTGTTGTGTTCATTTGGCTTGGACGTGGATCGCTATTCGTTTGATCTGGAGGATCAATGGAAACTAAAGAATCAGTTGAGCACATGTTTCAAACATGGTTTGAACGTGCACAATCATCAAAGGATGCGTGGCAGCGTGTCGAAATGCTGTACACACAGGGGAGGGCATTGGAAATTGAAGTGGAACGAGCCTTCGGCTTTTATCTGCAATGCAGAAGCGTTGCGGACATGCTCAGTTGGGTCATACAAGTAGAGGTGGAAATGCCATGAATGAAAACACAGTTGTGAACATTGGCGATCTTTGCGTTTACTGCGCTAGATCAACAGCAGCAGGCTTGGGTCTGTTCGTAAACAGGATCGGTGCGGACTCGCAATGGAAGACCATGAACGACGAACTCGTTTGGGTGGACGGTTGGATGTGCGCCGACTGCCAAGAAGAAGGCGAGATGTTGGCAGAAGCCTTCAGGGGCTTTGCCGTAGAGGACGACTTGACAGACGACTAAGCCATCTGGTAAGTTGTAAAACAGCAACACCAATTACACAAACACACACAGGAGAAAACGAATGACAGATTACATTGAAATCAGCAACGGCGAAGCACGCTTCGCTTTCAACAAACACAACGGCGACCCGTGGCACAAGTTGGGTACGGCGGTCGATGGCTACGGCTCAATCGACGAAATGCTTGTCGCTGCCCAAGCGAATTGGGAAGTGCACAAGCGTGCCCTGTATATCCATCCCGATCACAATGATCCTGTGCTGCTTGAGGACAAGTACGCTACGGTTCGTGAGGAAATCATCCTTGACGCTGACGGTTTCACCACAATCTCTACACCTTTAGGTGTGGTGGGTCGCAATTATGCTGTGGAGCAGAATCGTTCCGCTGCGGAATGGGCGTATGACCTTGTGGGTGCGTCAGGAAATGATGCAATCATTGACACGATGGGTGTGCTGCGAGACGGCAAGGAGTTCTTTGTCGGTGTCGATTTGGGGACGCTGGTCCTTGACCCCGATGGGGTTGCTGATGCCATCAAGAAGTATCTGGTGGTCCGCAACAGCCATGATGGGACGATGTCGCTTTGCGCTTATCCGTCGAACACTCGGGTTGTGTGTTGGAACACGGCGACAATGTCGCTGCATACAGCCACACGAGCCAAGCAGGTGTACAAGGTGCGTCATACGTCAGGAATTGCAGACCGCAAGGTTGAGGCAGTTGAGGCGATGAACTTGGCGAATCGGATTGGTCAGTTGTTCGCAGAACAAGCGGTCAAGATGATGGGCATCACGGCAAGTTCTAACGAACTTGACATGATTATCAACACGCTGTGGAGCAAGCCAGATGTGGCTACAGCCACAGACCGTTCTTTGGCCGCTTGGGGTGACCGACGATCGAAGATCCACCAAATCTTTGAGTCTGACACTTGTGTCGGCGGGTTTGGTAGCAACGGTTGGACTGCTTGGAACGCAGTCACGGAGTATCTGGATCACAGCCGTCCACGAGTCACCTCGGTGAAGCGTGCAATGGCAGCGATGGACGCTGACGGCGCTGTTGCTAAGGCGAAGGACATTGCAGCACAGCGTGTGCTGTCGATGGTCTGATCGTGTTACTCCTGAGCATGAGTCGAAACTGCTCACCACCCGCCACTACACACAGGAGAATGAAATGGACGCATTAGTATTTGAGATTGCAAAGCACGTTGGAGAACAAATCCGTATCCGTGTCGGGGATCAGGATTACATTGGCCGCATTGAGTACGCTAATCAG